ACAATATCATTAAGCCTTTGAATGTCTTGAACTTTAAAGAAATAAAAAGATACTCAGATCAGATGGAAGTGTTCAACTACTATAATGATTTATCTAAGAAAGAGAAAGAAGAACACCCTGAGCCAATTAAACCTAAGAAGACTCAGTTTATTGCTAATGATATTACATTAGAGGCATTAGTTGACTTACACCAGGAGTCAGATAATTCTGTAGGAGTATTTAAAGATGAGCTTGCTGGATGGTTTAAAGATATGAATAAGTATAGAGCTGGATCTGATTTGGAATTTTGGCTATCATGTTGGTCTAGCAAGTCAGTATCTGTGAATAGAATGACTAGGAAAGGATCTTTTATTGAGAGACCATTTATACCAGTGTTAGGTGGTATACAGCCAAGTATCTTTAATCAATTTGCAACTGATGAGAATAAAGACAATGGTTTCTTAGATAGAATGTTATTGAGCTTTCCTGATGCAAAAGTTGAGGAGTACAATGAGAACGAAATGCACATAGCTGATATCATGTGGTATAGCAACACTATCACTAGATTTTATCAAGGTTTAAAGAGTGCATTCATTAAGAGAGATAATGATGGTAAAATAATTACTAACACAGTTAAATTTAAACAAGAAGCCAAAGAAGAATGGAAGCGAATCTTTAACAGAATAACTAAGGAGCAAAACAATGATGAGGAGAATGAATATCTTAAGTCTATGTATCCTAAGCAAAAGAGTTATATCCCAAGATTTGCTCTTTTAATTCATTTATTCTCAAGCAATTTTGATGAGAAAGTTAATGTGTTAGAAGTATCTAAGGATAGTATTCTTAAAGCTGAGAAGTTAAGTAACTACTTTATCATGAATGCTAAAAAAATAAAGATTGAAGCAGCTGAATTGAAAGATATTAAATCAGCTATGAAAGGAGCTGAGACTACCTATGACAAATTGTTATCTATCTACAAGTCAGATAGTAACTTTAACAGAACAAAAGTAGCTGAGCAGTTAGGTATAAGTAGACAGCAAGTAATAAATTTAATTAAAAAAATAGAAGAGAAATGAATAAAAAAATGATGGAACAAATGGATGTCAATGAGTTGATGTCTACAGTGTGTGTAATAGCTAACCTTAAGTACAATGGACACTTTACTATATTGTCCTTTACTACTAATTTTAAAGGCTCATTTGGTACTGTGACCGAAAGAGAAGATATAGAGTCATTAAGTCCATGTCTAAGTTTAAAAGAGTTATTGTTACAAATGATATACTTAGAAATATGACCAAAGAAAACTTAATGGTGACTATCTCAGGTGGTAGGTCATCAGCTATGATGGCACGACACATTCAGATGAGTAATAAGTATAAAGATTTTAATAAAGTATATGTCTTTTGTAATACTGGAATGGAACGACCTGAGACAATACAGTTTTTAGATAACATTGAGAAATATTGGCAAATTCCTATAATAAAAATTGAAGGGATTTATTCTAATGACTTAGGAACTGGAATAAAATATAAAATTGTAAGTTATAATGAATTAGACATGAGTGCTCAGACTTTTTCAAACATGATAGAGCATAAGACAAAAGGTATTTTTAAAGGGATGCCTAATCAAAATGCTCCATATTGTTCTGAGAATTTAAAAACAACACCAGCAAAAAAACTATGTGATGATATTTTTGGAGTTAACAACTATAAAATAGCTATAGGCTTTAGGAAAGAAGACATGCCTAAGAGAATAAGCTGGGCTGAAATTAAAGAAGATAAAAAAAGAATTTATCCTTTATTAACTGATTTTGACTCACCAGTATCTCAATTAGATTTGAATAAATACTGGGATAAGCAAGAATTTAAGTTAAATCTACATGGAAAATATGGTAATTGTGAGCTGTGCTGGAAGAAATCAGATAGTAATTTAGTAGAAAATATTAGATTTGGCACACGTTTTATTGACTGGTTTAATGAACAAGAACAGAAACATAGTACTACATCATTTAGAGGTCATAAATCTATCAATGATTTGGTTAAATTGTCACAATTACCACAAAACTTAACAATGAATTTTAGCACAGATGATGACAAATGTGTGTGCTCATTTAATTAATAACTATGACCAAAGAAAACAAAGCAAAACTCAAAGCATTAGAGCTTGAGACTCTTAAAGCTAAGTATCCTAGTATGAATCCTAACTATCTACCATCTACAGATTGGTCAGATAACTCAGCTAATAGCCTGACTAAGTCTATTATCTTTTACATCAATGCTACTGGCAATCAAGCTGAGAGGATAGGTAATCAGGGACAGTACAGAGAAGGTAACAAGATACAAGTAGGAACTGGTGAGATAGCTTACACAAAGCAGTTACCCGGTAAGTGGACATCAGGACAAGGTACTAAGGGCACAGCTGACATCTCAGCTACTATCAATGGTAAGTCAGTCAAGATCGAAGTGAAGTATGGAAAAGATAGGCAGTCAGATGCACAGAAACAGTATCAAGAAAAGATAGAGAGTGCAAAAGGTATCTACTACATTGCTAGAGACTTTGACTCATTTGTTGAATGGTATAATCAATTAAATCAATTATAATGACACAAGAAGACTTAGATTTCATTAAGAACTTTCAAGCATGGAGACGTGACAATGAAGGTACAATACCACAACCGCACCCTACTGAGATAGGGATAGCACTGGATAAATTGATTAAATATTGTGAAATGTGTATGAAACTGAATGAAGATGCTGAAAATAGGAGATAAAATAAAAGATACAGAGGATGGTGACTGCTACTTTGTAGGTGACGTAGTGAAAATAAATAGATTTGGTGGAGTGGAATATTACAAAGTAACTCAAGTCATTTGGGATGGTGAAGATCACAAGGATGATAAGCTAATCGGTCAAGTAATTCCTCCTAGATGGTGGTATATTCAATTATTTTTATTCTAAATAGTTGCACAACTAAATAAAATTATTACATTTGTAAACAATTAAATAAATATATATGCAAAACCAAGAAGAAAAACTACCAACATTGCATCTTAGGATGGCTGCAATTAAGTTGGAAATTAGTAAGCGTAAAATTCCAAAATCAGGACTTAACAAATTCTCTGGATTTAGGTACCATGAGCTTACAGATTTCATGCCTATTGTTAATGAATTAAATGCTAAGTATGGAGTAAATGCTTATCCTAAATTCTTAAAGAATGAAGGAATTTGTGTACTAACATTAGTTAATTCAGATGACAAAACTGATTTCTATGAAGTTATCATTCCTTATGTTGATGCTGAAATGTTAGCGAAAGGTGGTGGTACATCTGTAGTTGATGCTATCCAAAGATTAGGATCTACTATCACTTACAATAGAAGGTATCTTTATCAATCAGCCTATGACATCACTGAGAATGATGGTGTTGAATCATTAGAACCAGTTACAGTAGCTGAAAAACCAACGCTAACAGATGACAGATTTAAAGAAGCTCTTAAGTCAATTGAGTCAGGAAAGTACACAGCAGAAAAATTAAAAACAGATTTCAATTTAACCAAACAACAATTACAAGCATTATGAAATGGCACCCATCATCACTAGGAAAATTAATGACTGAGTCACGCACTAAGTCAGAAGTATTGAGTCAGACTACTAAGTCTTACATAGCTAACAAGGCAAAAGAGGACTTCTTTGGCTACAATTCATTTGTATCTACAAAAGCAATGCAGAAAGGCACTGACTGGGAGCATGAGTCTATTGAGTTAGTCAATCAGATTAGAGATACATTTTACATCAAGAATGAAGATACTATTGAGAATGACTGTCTAATTGGTACACCTGACATCATCCTGGACAATTCAATCATTGACATCAAGACTTCATGGTCCTTAGAGACGTTCCCAGCTATAGCAGCAGAAGGAATCAATAAAGATTATGAATGGCAGTTGAGAGGGTACATGATGCTATGTGACAAGGAATCAGCTGAGTTAATCTACTGCATGATTGACACTGATGACTTTCTACTATCTGACTGGGATAATAAATCTATCCACAAAGTATCTCACATTGAGCCTAAGAAGAGAATCACAGTACTTCAGTATGAACGCAACATTTCTACAGAAGAAGCCATTAGAGAACGTCTTTTGGCTTGTACTGAGTACTACAATGAATATTTTGTACAATTAAACTGTAAGTAATGGAAAAATCCTACTTCATTATTGAGTCAAGCCTAGAGAATCTCAAGTATGCTAGATACTCAGCTATTAAATTCAATAAACTAGGACATGACTATTGTATAATGCTCACAAAACATCATGATCAGCTAGACATCAGAAAGGTAAGCAAAGAAGAATTTAACAATTTAAACTTTAAGAAATGATTGAACTAAACAAAACGTACAAGAACCTAACTAGAGAACAGTTAGTGATGCCAATCTCAGATAAGGCTGGAATGGTGGTTTATCAAGTAACTAAAGCTACTACAGATAACTCAATAAATGAATTCAAGTGCACTACAGCACGATTTTTAAACCTATATAAATTATCAAAATGACTGAAAAAGAATTTTACCAACAAGCAATGATCGCAGCAATGCAAGGCTTGTTATCAGCAATCGGAAATGGGTATGAAGCTGAGTACGTACATCCTCATTCATCTGTAGCAGCTATGGCTGATGACTATGCAAAAGCTCTAACAATAAGAGCAGAGATTGAAGTAGCAAAAATGAGACTTGAGGTCCCATTCCCTGAAAAAGTAGTATAGAGGCTCGGCAAAGTCTACCCCTCCAAAGTTAAAACCTGGGAAGTTAAAACTGATGTGAATAACAAGGAGGGGTTTTTTAAGTAACAATTAAACAACAATATGAATAAAGATTTTAAAAAGTCAGTAGATTTATGGATTGAAGGTCAAGAGCTTTTAATTCAAGAGCTACATGTAAAGAAAGAATTTACAATTAATAATATAGAGTTATCTAAAAAAATTCTAAAAAATGTAAAGAAAGCTATCAAGCATGAAGAGAAACAATTAAGTGATTATATCAAAAACAAATAATATGAATCAATTTAAAACAGAAGGAGCAATCATCAGTAAACTGCCCGCAAAACAAGTAACTGAAACATTTAGAGTGCAAGAATTTATCCTCAAGGTAGGAGATCCTGATGATAAGTATCCGCAAGAGGTTAAATTCCAATTAGTGAATGATAAGATATATCTACTAGATTTTATCCAGGTGAATGATACAGTAGAGCTTGTGTTTGAATTAAGAGGTAAAGCATACAAAGAAACTCACTACAACACATTGAATGTACTTGAGGTAAAATCTAAGTTATTCTAATGAGATTAGTTAAGTACATCATAGTAATGCTATGCATTTTAGCATTCTTTGTTCTGTTCTTCTATGGAATGTATACCTTCTTAGGCAAAAAAGGAGTCACAATTGTCTCAATAATAATACTAATTTACTTTATCTATGGATTTGTCAAAGATGCATACTATCACTATCTTAACAGATAAAAACTTCTCAGTCAAAGAGTGGATGATAGAACAGACTAACGTCAGAATCACTAACAGATACAAGCAGACTCACATAGCTGAGGACATTGGAGTCAATGGATCGCAATTGTCTAGGTTTCTGACTGGCAATACTGTTAAAGACTCATTCTATGAGAAGTGGTTTAAGTGGTACATAAATCAAGGGAGTTAATAGCTCCCTTTATAAATATTAACTAACTTTACAACATGATAGCATACATAACACCATTAGTAGCTACCTGGTGGTTTACTAACTTCGAGCCCATTCAGAACTTCATTGATAGATTTATTCTACCTGACTGGCTACATACTGCTCTAGGATGCTGGAAGTGTATGTCATTTTGGACTGCATTCATCTACTCACAATCATTCACAGTGGCTTGTGCCACTTCACTCACAGCAGTATGCTTACAGAAACTGATATACAACTCATAGAGTCTATAATTAATCTACCTGAGAGTGAAATAATGACTAAGAGGTCACTTAATCAACTCAAACAGATTAAAGTGGCTCAGACTAAAGTTATTGACAAAGAATGCTTTTGCTCTACAGTTAGAAGGAAAGTGTGGTATAAAGACTTTTTATCCTGGTATGAAAAGAATGCTTGACCAATACATTCAAAAAAACTACACAGAGGTGCTCAAATACACAAAGCACTTCATTCAACGACTCAAAATTCCTAGCTCTATAGAAGCTGATGCTGTCATCAATAATGCTTACCTTCATTGTGTTAAGCTAGATATGGATGAGGTCACAGAAGACAAGGCTAAGAGCTATCTACTCAACACAATCAAATATGAGCTGATATGGACTCAAGGCTCAAGGACTAAAAAAGATGACATCTATAGATCACATGAGTATCTAGGTGACTCATTAGATGACTCCTCAGATATTGAGCACAAAGTAAACTTAGAAGAGAGCTATAACTTTAAGAAGGCAATGGTAGAGATATACCGTAACTCTTTGGATGATAGGATAAAAAAGATTATATTTGAGGCATACTATGATAAAGGACATTCTACTCAGACAGCACTGGCTAAGTACTTTGACATCAACAGCACATCAGCATTCTTTTTAATCAAAGAAATAAAACAAAATATAAAAGAGATACAATATAGGTATAAAGACTAAAATTATGGAATACACAATTAAACCCGAATTTGTAGGTAAAACAGTGAAAATCTATGACAGATTTAAAGGCACTCAGACTATTGTAGTTGATAAACTTGACCTTAGCAAAGTGAAATACTACCAAACAATTGGACTTAAGCACATCTTTGAAGAGGTGGTGACTACTACAGCTCCTGAGTCTACTGTTATTGAATATACAGCAGTTGAGGATGTGCCAGTTAAAAAGAAACGCACAAAGAAATTTGTTGAAAGATTACAAGAGGAGATCAAAAAAAGAGATGAAGAGTTAATAAGTTCAGCTGAAGGTAATGGCTAAGCACAAGTACATAGCTACTCCTGAGGCAATGTGGGAGTTGTTCACTAATTATGTCAATGAGACTAAGAATAACCCTAGAAAAAAACACACATTTGTTGGTAAAGATGGGACTTCAGAATTTGAGCTACTAGAGAGACCATTGACATTTGAAGGATTCTATTGCCATTGCTATGATGCTATTGGATGTATAGACCAATATTTTGAGAATAGGGGAGAAAGATATAGTGAATATGTTGCCATCTGTTCACGTATAAAGAGAACAATCAGAGAAGACCAAATCTCAGGTGGCATGGTTGGACAATACAATCCATCCATAACTCAGAGACTAAATAACCTGACTGAGAGAGTTGATACTACCACAAAGGGTGAAGCTATCTCAGAGATAAAGGTTAATATTATTACTTCTAATAAAGAGTAATATATCTATAAATAAAATTAATATATATACTACTAATAGTGGTATGATTTGTCTATGGAGCTAAATTCAACTGTAATATTCCAAAAGAATCACGAGGCACTAAATGACTCAAGTCATAGGTTTATAATCAATGAGGGTGGCTCAAGGTCAAGTAAGACCTACTCACTATGTCAGCTGATAATAGTCTATTGCTTACAGAATCCTAACAAGGTAGTATCAATCATTCGCAAAACTTTCCCAGCATTGAGAGCTACAGTGATGAGAGACTTCTTAGAGATCATGAAGAGCTTAGAAATTTATGACGTGGCTAGACATAATAAGTCTGAACACATCTACACATTTAGCAATGGCTCTATAGTTGAATTTTTCTCAGTTGATGATGAGCAAAAGATAAGAGGTAGAAAGAGAGACCTTGCCTGGTGCAATGAAGCTAATGAGTTGTACTATGATGACTTCACTCAGCTCAACATGAGAACAGAGGGAAAGCTAATCTTTGACTACAATCCATCTGAGAGCAATTCGTGGCTTTATGAGTTACCAGTTGAGGAGTCAATCCTAATCAAGTCAACTTACAAGGACAATCCCTTCCTACCTGAGAGCATTAAGAGACAGATAGAAGACTTGAAGCGGACAGATGAGGCACAATATCAGATTTATGCACTAGGTGAGAAAGCTATCTCTAAGAGCAACATCTACAGCAATTGGTCATTTGTCAAGCATAGACCTTCTAAGTTCACTGACTATGTATATGGGCTTGACTTTGGTTATAATCACCCTACAGCATTGGTCAGAGTCTATTGGAGAGACAAAGACATCTACATTGAGCCAGTCATCTATGAGAGCTATTTGACTACTACTGACCTAATCGCTAGAATGGACCAGTTAGGAATTGAGAAGAGCATCAATATACTAGCTGACTACTCAAGGCCTGAGACTATAGCTGAAATTGATAGAGCTGGTTATTACATTGAGAATGCTAACAAGGTAGTCAAGCAAGGGATAGATAACATTAAGACCTTTGGTGTATTCTGTGAGGACCATCCAGCAATCAAGAAAGAGTATGAGAATTACAAGTGGAAAAAAATAGGTGACACAATAACAGATGAGCCAGTCAAACTTTGGGATGATGCTATGGATGCTATCAGATACGCTGCAACATACATCAAGAAGGAATACTACACAGATGACAGCTATCTATCCTTCTAATTGAATTCTAATAAAAATACAATATAGGTATGGCACAAACAATCATAGCACAGCCTCAAGATTTCACTCCAGCTTATAATGAGTGCAAGTTTATTATTGACTCTACTAACAAGAATAAGTCAGGCTTCAGATACATCTTTGAGGTGTTTGACTCAGTTACGAATGATAGGATAGGATACTACAAAGCACTACCTACATTTGGCACTGGCTATGGTGAGCAAGACCTATCTAAGTTATTAAGCAACTCAGTGAGCTTTGACTTCAATCCTTCAATCACTACTTTCTATGATGCGTCTAATAGTTACTTTGGCTATGATGTTAAATTTGGGGAGGAGTATATCTTTGATATGAGTTATACAGCATCTCTGACTGATAATAGTGGCAATGTTCGCATCACAGCTACACACCCATTTCAAGTAGGTGACCAGGTGAATATCACTCAAGCTGATGGTGGAGTTGCGAATCCTGGTGTTGAAGGGTTGCACACTGTGATAGCTATCACTGGCACCACTAACTTCACAATCAATGCTCTATGGTCAGGAGTCACAGATGCTACTATCAATGGAGTTGTTGAGTATGCTGATAAGAGAAAGACTATTGACTTAGACATAGAGTCAACACTTGATAAATTTGTGTTTAATGGCGTATACTCATGGCTTGAGTTTCCTTACTGGGATGAGACTGACTATGAGCTTGACGGTACTACTAAGGAATGGCTAACAGACCAGCCTCAAGAATTTAGCTCAACACCTGGTCAAGATTTATGGCTTAACATGAGAGGCTTTGGAGTTGCACCAAGTGGTAAGGTATACTTTCAGAATGATAATGGAGATTTATTCTCTAAGGTAGTAGCTGGTAGTCAGACTATCAAAGGTGTAGCAGTTGGTCCTAATAACTATGGATTATTGACATTGATTAGTGGCACAGCTCCATTAGTAAAGAATGACACTAAAAGCTATGAGGTATGGTATGTTGATGGTTCTCCACAGACTCAAAAGTCAATCAAGTATAAGGTGAACATAGATAGAAGGATGTTAATCTCAGAGAGTCACATTGTGTTCTTAGATAGATTAGGCTCATGGAGTAGCTTTGCTTTCCAGCTTAAGGCTTATGAAAGAGGCAACATCACTAGACAGACTTATAATCAAGATGTACCTGGTAGTGTAGTAGATGGCCAGTGGCAGTATAAAAGTTATGAACAAGGTACAGTCAACATAAACACTGAGGTAACTAAGCTCTATGACTTATCTACCAATTACATGACAGAAGCTGAGGGAGAGTATTTTCAACAGTTGCTAACATCACCACAGACATACATCAAGAATGTACTTTATCACATCACAGAGGATGGAGCTGTACTATTTGATGAGGATGGCTGTGTTATTCACGTTCCTGAGAGCACTGAGTATGTTAGCTGTAATGTCACTACTAACACCTTTGAAGTTTACAAGCAAAGAAATAAGAATCTAATCAAGCAATCTATTCAAGTTAGGATAGGTAATAACGACATAATCAATGGTTAAAATAGTTCTACCTAATGGAGTGCTTGATGTATCTGAGAATCTTGCACTACCTATCACTTTCAGTATTGGTGACATAAGAGACTTGTCTTCTAGAAAGGGTACATTCTCAAAGACTGTTACTCTTGCTGGTACTAAGAACAACAACGAGCTACTAGGCCACTACTATGATGTCAACATAGAAGCTGGTACATTCAATCTAAACACCTTAACAAAGTGTCAAGTCATTCAGAATGGTGTACCAATCTTAGATGAGGCACTATTGCAACTGGTATCAGTCAACAAGGTACAGAGTAACAATAGGTATGAGGATGAGGTAAGCTATGAAGTACTAATCAAGGATAGCAGAGCTGAGTTTTTCACAGCCATCACAAATGCGAACTTGACTGACTTAGACTTCTCTGACTTAGATCATGTGTTTAGCTCTACTAATATTGCAGCGTCATTCAGTAACACTGTGCTAGATGGCTACAAATATGTGATGCCGTATATCATTAACAATGACTTCAATGCTAATGACTTCAAGCCAGCAATCTATGCTAAGACATATTGGGATAGAATCTTTGCTGTAGCTGGATTTACATACACATGGAATGAGTTAAACTCAGCTCACTTTGATAAGTTGTTGATTCCTTACAATGGTGACAAGAATAATCAAGATTATGAAGACTATAGAGTAGAGGCTACCAACACATGGACCACAAGCTATGTTCAACCTACTGGCTATAACAATACATTTGAGGAGCTTATAGACTCAGGATGGTCAGAGCTTACAGATACACAGAATATCTTTAACCCCACTACTGGTGAATATTCAACACCATTTAGCACTAATGCCTTAGCTGGCGAAAATTACTCCTATGGTTTAACAATTGGTGGAACTATAACATTAGAGAATACAAGTGGAGGTAATGCTAGATTGAGAACGCCAGGAACTTTCTTAGATTTTGGATATAAAAAATATAGAGTATATGCTAGAGTACAAGTAGCTGGTAACACTAATGCTATTATTGTTTATGGATCAAGTGTTATTGTTAATTATTTTACTGGCTCACCACTACCTAATGGCAATACTACTATCTTATCATTCTCAGACACCTTGACTATTCCAGCTGTGGTCAATGGTGTTATTTTTGGAATTAATGCATCTGATATTCAAATTCTTGAGATAGGTGTTGAAATTTATCCTGTATACAGTTATACTGATGATACACAATTACCTTATAATACATTGTGGTATACTTTTAGTGGAACGACATTAGCACCAGTCAACGTGGTCCTTGACTTGATATCAATCAACATGGTTATTCTACCAAGTAACAATGTACAAGTCATTGGTAGTACACTTAACATCAATCAATACGTACCAAAAGAGATAAAACAGTCAGACTTTATTAAGTCTATCCTACAGATGTACAACTTGTATGTTGAGCAAGATGTTAACAATCCTTACAATCTAATCTTAAGACACAGAGATGAGTACTATGACTCAGGAGTTGAAAAGGATTGGAGTAGAAAGTTAGCTAAGGATAAGGACCAACAATTGATATTTCTTCCTGACTTGACTAATAAGAAGCTCAAGCTAACTTATGCACCTGACACTGATGAGTTCAACACAATGTACACTCAAGCTACTAGCGAGATTTATGGTCAGATAGAGTATACTTTTGACAATGAATACGTGAAGGATGTATCTACTCAGGAGTTGATATTCTCACCAACACCAGTATACTTGACATCATTTGGAGCTTATGTACCAGCTATAATTGGAGCATCACCTAACACTAACATTCGCATCTTGTATGATGGTGGCTTGCAGTCATGTCAGCCATTTGACATCTTAGACTTTGGCACAACTGGTGAATTTGGCTTGACTGACTATCCAATGTTGGGACACTTTGACAATGCTTTGACTCCTAGCTTTGATATCAACTTTGGCACTAATGACTTTTACTTCTATGAGCCAATATCACTGACATCTAACAACCTATACAATCTATACTGGAGAAGGACAGTCAATCAGATTAATGTAGGAAAAATGTTGATAGCTTACTTTGACTTGACTGAGCTAGACATCCAATCACTTAAGCTGAATGATAAGATTTATATTGATAACTCCTGGTGGAATATCAACAAAATTCAAGATTATAATGGCAATCAAAGACAGCTCACTAAGGTAGAGCTAATCAGCATTGACACTGAGATAGACCTTGCTCCATTTAAGACTGGCTTAGGTAGACCATTTGGTGACATCATGATAGGAGTAGGTGTAGATGCATTGGTAGGTAGAAATACTTTTAACAACAATGTCATCTTACCTGGTGCGAATGCTCAAGTCTTTGGTAAGGGGAATGTGGTCACAGCTGGTACAAAAGGAATCATAGTAGGTGATGGTCAGACATTGAGTGATGATGGTATGGTTATAAACAACCTGACAGTCACTGGCACTATCAATGGAGCTGTGGTTGCACCATTTAAGAAATATGTAGCCTTGCTTAATCAATCAGGAACTAGTGCTCCTACAGCAATTATCTTAGAGAATACATTTAGTGAGATACCTACATTTTCAAGGACTTCTACTGGTGTCTATAAGCTAGAATTGATTGATTCCTTCACACTAGATAAGACATTTATAGTGACTGGCTCAGCTGATGTTAGTGCTGGAACTGGTGACTTTGCTACAGTAATTGCTAGAAGGTTTGATGAGGATACAATCACTTTGTATACTTATGATAATTTTACATCATCAGACAATATGCTTGTTAACACATCAATAGAAATTAGAGTTTATGAATGAAGTTGAAATACCATTAAAGATAACTGGCATAGGTGCCATAAAAGCTGAACTTAGAGAGTTAAAGGGTGCTATTGCTGATGCAACCGATCCTGAAACAATTGCCAAGTTATCACAAAGAGCTGGTGAGCTGAAAGATAAGCTATCAGATGCAAATGAAGCTGTGAATAACTTTGCTACTGGCTCTAAGTTTGAACAAGTCAGCAACTCATTAGGTGGTATAAAAGACTCATTACTATCATTAGATTTTGAAGAGGCACAACAAAAAGCTAAGGTATTTGCCAGTGCACTAGGTAACGTGAATCCAAAAGAGATATCAGCTGGTTTCAAAGCCTTCACTGGTGTCATAAAGACAATGGGTGGAGCATTTGTTAAGTTAGGAATCACAATCTTAGCTAATCCTATATTCTTACTAGTGGCTGCTATTGTGGCTATAGTTGCAGCAGTTGTGATGGTCCTTAAATACTTTGGTGTACTTGATGCTGTACTTAAGGCATTGATGGCTCCTATAAATCTAATCATTGATGGATTTAAGGCTTTGACTGATATGTTAGGTTTCACAAGTTTTGCAGCCGAAGAGAATGCTGAGGTAGTTAAGAAGACTGAGGAGGCTAAGAGAGAGGCAATGAATGAAACCTTTGCCAATAGAAAGAAAGTGGCTGAGATGACTGCTACAATGAGCAGAGAAGAGATAGCAATGATGGAGGAGTTGACCGGTGTACAGATTGACACATCTAAGTCATCATTTGATATTGAAGAGCAGAGACTACAGAACAACCAGGCATCACTTGAGGCACAGCTCCAATCATTACAAGCTATAGAAGATGCTGGTGGTGAGCTTACAGAAGAGCAGATTAAGGATAGAGAGAAGCTCAAGGATGAGTATAAAAAGAACAATCAAGCAATAGAGGAGAACGAAAGAGCTAGAGCTAAGGCTATCATTGAAATCAATCAGAGACAGAATGACTTACTTATCAAGTCAAGAATGAGATTGATGACTGATGAGAATGAAAGAGCTAAGGCACAACTTAAACTTGACAAAGAGAAAGAGATAAAAGAGCTTAACATCTTGATTAGAAATGCTAAGGTATTAGGTCAATCTACTAAAGGATTTGAAGAAGCTAAGTTAAACACCATAGCATTCTATGCTAATGAAGCTACTAAGATTGATACTAGAGTTGCTGATGAGGCTAAGAAGACAGCTGAGAAGGAACGCAAAGAGAATGCTGACAGACAGAAGGCTAACTATGAAAATTATGTTAAGTCACTTGAGCAGAAATTAAAAGCTACTAAGGACTCAAACAAGGTATTGATATTAGCTACAGAAGAGGGTACTCAGTCAAGAGTAGATGCTGAGGTGAAAGCACTCCAGGTAGAGGTAGACTACATGGCTAAGAATGCTAAGGCATTTAAACTTAGTCAGGACCAATTGACAATCATCAGAGCTGAGACACTTAAACAACAAGAGAAACTACAAGAAGACTACAATAAGAAGGTAACTGATGCAACCAATAAAGAGAATCTAGCTAAGGCACAGAATGACTTATTAACAGCTAGTACAGATGAGGCTAAATTAGATGCTAAGATTAAACTACTTGAAGCTGAGGCTAAGGTTAAGCTACAAACAGAAGGCTTAACAGCTATTGAGATTAAAAATATCAATGACCAGTTAGCAGTTGACTTGGGTGTAGTTGAGAAGGCTAAGACTGATTTAGCTTTTGAGAAGACAAAGAAATTAATTGATGCTGAGAAGTTAAGAATTGAGACAGCTCTATCATTAGCAGCCTTTGAGCTTGAAAGATTTAAAGGCAATAAAGACGAGGAGATAAGACTTAATAATGAATTCTTAGCTAAACAATTGGCTGTACTAGATGCACAGAAATTAGCAGAGCTTAATAACTTGAATCTATCAGAGACTGAGAAGGAAGCTATTAGAGAGAAGTTTAGACAAGCTAAAATAACAGCAGAAGAGGCTACAGCTAAAAAGATTGAAGAGATAGAAGAGGCTGCTCAAGCTAAGACTTTAAAGAATATCAATGAAGGCTTTGAGACTACTAAGCAAGCACTAGGAGCTATCACCAATGTACAAGAAATTAGTACTAGAAATAAGTTGAAAAATGTTGAGAAAGGTAGTAAGCAAGAAGAGGCTATACTTAAGCAACAATTTGAGCAACAAAAGAAAATGAATCTAGCAATGGCTGCAATCAATGGAGCACAAGCTATCTTAGCAATCTTATCAGTACCTGACTTCACTCTAGGTATTGCATCAGGGATAAGAATAGCGGCATCCATAGCAGCAACTGCAGCATCTATCTCAGCTATCTCATCCACATCTTTTGAGGGGGGTGGTAATGCTCCTACACCAGTGAGTGGTAACACTACACAGTCTAACATTGGTCAGATGGCAACACCTAACTTATTTGGCAATAGTAATAATGCTAACAATGTAGGCAACAATGGCAATAGCAATGACCAATCAACACCTAACTTCACAGTCACAGCTGTAGTTAGTGAAACAGAAATGACAAGCACACAGAATAGAGTTAAACGAATCCAAAGAAACGCTGAATTATGACAAGTTATCAGGCCCTAATAAACAAGATTGAAGCATTTTACAACGATCACCTACAAGTAAAGAAATTAGGTAGTGACTTTAATGAGCAGTTACCTAACTTTGCCACTAAGGATGAGAGGTATCCTTTAGTTTTTATCACTCCAATTGTGGCATCTACTACAATGGATGTGAACACTATCAGCTTAGAGGTTTATTGCTTAGATATTATCCAAAAGGATAGAGCTAACATCACTGTGATACTTTCAGACTGTCATCAGATATTGGTAGACTTAATCAATTATTTTAATTTTAGTAATGATTATAGCTTTGATATCGTTGGCTCACCTTCAATCACTCCATTGAATAACCAACTACTAGACTATGCTGCTGGATGGGTAATGACCTTAGATGTTGACATCAGCAACTGGACTAATTGTCAAGTGCCTTTAATAACTAATTTACCTGGTTGATACAATATAGTTATGGCACGTAGACAGAAGATATCACAGATGACTCCTAAGGGAGCTAACTTACAAGCTACAGATTTATTAGAGATTAGTGAGTTGAGTGGCACTGGCTACATCACTAAGTCAATAACTGGTCAAGAGATTATCAATGCTGGTGGCGGTGGTGGTAGTCAGAATTTACAGCAAGTTACTGATATAGGAAATGACACTACTAATGGAATTATCACTACAAGCTCATTTGTGGCATTTGATGATATTTCAAGCCCAGATAATTATTCAGTTTTATCTACTAATTGCCTTGAGTTAGGCACCAATTCAACTGGAGAACAGCTTTTTTTATTTGGTAATAACATCGAATTTGTTAGAGGTGGTGGTTCTATTGGTAAATTTAAAGCTACAAATATCACTTCACCTAACAATGTCACTCTAGAATTTCCTAACAAAACTACTGGGAGCTACACTATAGCTACTACAGCTGATATACCAAGTGTTAGTGGATTTGTTCCTTACACTGGTGCTACTGCAAATGTAAACTTAGGCACGTTTCATTTAGATGCTGGTAAAGGTACATTTAACCACAATGGGAGTACAGATACTCTTACAGCTAATCACACAAGCGGTAGTGGTATAGGATTGTTAATAACTAAGGGTGGTGCTAATGAAGGACTGAAAGTCAATAAGACATCAGGTAGTGGTAACGCTGCTACAATCATTGGCACATTAGAGGCTACTACATTGGTCAAGACTGGTGGAACATCTAGTCAATTCTTGATGGCAGATGGTAGTACCTTGAACTTTTTTAGATTAGATTTCACACCTTCATCTGTAGTGACAGCAACAACAAGTGAAACACAAGTGGGAGTTTTAATGATTCCAGCAAATTCAATAAAAACAATAGACCAATTAAAATTCTTTGCACCAATCGTTAAAATTGGAGGATTATCAACTTGTACGGTTACGCTTAAATTATCAACTTCTGCAACAATGCCAATTGGCACAACAGATAGGATAGCTACTTTTGTAGGTACAGCAGGGAATAGGTGGTTACCTATGATGAGAAACCCCCAGTATAATGGCGGTAACTTAATAATAACAGCAACATCAACAACGTTAGTTTCAGATTTAGTGGCAACAAGTGTAGATGCTTCTGTCATAGCAATAGATAGGACGGTAAATCAATATTTATATGTATCTGTAACACTTGCAAATGCTAGCGATAGTGCTTATTTGGCAGGGGGTTATATTACTAATATGTAAGATTATGGAAAGAGAAAACCAATATACAATAATTGACAAAGAAAGTGGGCTTGTTTTGTTTTGCAAGAAAGATGACATTGTTATAGATGGTCAAGTTGCAATTACTGAAATGTATACAATTGAAAATCCTGAGCAAAAAGATATTTATTATAATTTTGAAACTAAACAATTTTATATCTAATGGCATACGCTAACAACGGAGAGTTTAATGTGCTCTATAAGACTAGGAGAAGGATGGCTAATATCCTTAAGAGGATACTTAGAAATGATATAGTAGATGGTCAAGGTACATTGGTAGAATCTATCAGAATCAATGCTAAAATCACCAGCTTTGAAAAGTTAGAAATACAGATAGTGGCTATGTACTATTTTATCTTCTTGAATAATGGTGCTTTCTTATGGAATGGTGGAGTCATTACACCTAGAGACTATGTCAATCAGTTCACAAATGAGCTTAATAACTCAGGAATCACAGCAGAAATATACTCTCAGTACACAGAATGGTTAACAAAGCGTTATCCTATGCTTAAGGTAGCTGAGATACTTGAGAAGAATCAAAGAATCACATACACATTTGAGGCTCTTGATCCACCTGAAGGATTTAAAGTAGGCTACCCATTAGATGTTTAACTCTTTCTTCATTGCTAACATATTGAAGGTCATGATAAGTGGTAAGTTAGTGACCTCTTCAAACTTAGTTAGGTCTTCATTGCATAGGGAGTAGATTAGTCTCTCCCATCCCCATTTGATTTCACTCTTTTTAAGCTGTAAGTCCTTAGACTCTTGAGAGTTGGTAGGTCTTTCATCATCATCATCATCAGCAGTATTGTCATGAAATAAATTACCATAGGTATCCATGAAGTTTTCTCTGAAAGATATAAACTCAGGAATAATTCCATAGATGTCATTGATTTTATACTCATCAAATAGCTCATGTCTATCTCTTGGACTGAATGCATACGGCTCATAGATAGTCACACCCCACTCATTGACTGACTTTTGTCTATAAAGAATAGATGCAATGTGACCAATGTGCTTATTGTAGTCTTTTGAGAAATAGAACTCAAGGTCAATATACTCACCAATGGTTAACTTATCTAGTGGTTTATAGTGATAGCCATCAAGCTGTCTTTTAAAGTTCTTAGATGGCTCTGAGTTAATGTACTTGATATCAGCCAGCATCACAGTGACATCTTCAATATCTAAGTCTTCAATATCCTCAGAGTTAATGTCACCTAGTGCAGCGAGTATTTCAATCTCTCTATTGAATACTTCTTGAATGCTATATAAATCTCTTACTTCTTTGTATTGGAATACATCAATCTCATTCCATGATTTCGGTAGGTACATCCTTTGGCATTTGTTTAGATAACTTCTGACCAATCTCTACCAGGTATGGTACTGCTAGTTCAGCTTTCAATTCTCTGATTAACTTAGCTTTCAGCTTGATGTGTGCATCTACATAGTGCTCAGCCTTAGTCAAGTCAGTACGTTTGAATAAAACAGCTAATAACTCAGAGATGTATCCTTTATGTTTGGAGTGCATAATCTTCTCAATATGCTTAGTATCTTTTACTGATAGTTTGAACTGGTCCTCAAATGCAGTATAAGTGTAGCCATCTAATTCTAATGTGTTCACTAGCTCAGGCTTTGATTGAATGTCATTGAAATTTCTTACAATTTCTTTAAACTCTTCAATCTCTACATTGTCCCATTCAATAGTTGGTACTCCTAAGAATTCAAACACTTGTAAATGCTTGTCAATAGCATCTAGCTCAGGATTAGCATGGATAGTGGTGATTGTTTCAAATTGCTGTACCGTTAACTCATTCAATTGGTTAGGTACTTCAATGCCTAATATTGTTACCATAGATTTTAATTTTTAACAAATATAACAACTTTTACAATATAGGCATGGATAGACCAGTCTATAAGATAACAATTGAGGATGAGTATGCTGATGGTGAAAACTTAGGCATAGAAATGATTGCATTTACATCTAAACCAGCAATAAAGGTTAAAGGTATGGCTTTCAATTCTCATGTAGCTATGGCATTCAAAGATGATGTAAAAATGAGAATAGTTGCACCATCAATGATACCTATGAAAATCTATAGAATGGATGAGGATACAGATGAAGAGTATGACGTTCAATTCTCAGCTGAGGTGATTGAGCAGATACATTCTAAGTTCATGCAGAATCTAAAGAATAAAGACATCTTTAACTTAGAACATGATGCAACTGAAAAGGTACCAGCTTACATCCTAGAGGCTTGGATAGTAGATAGTCCAAAGACTGACAAAGCATTCACTACTTATGGCATTGATGTACCTAAAGGCACATTGATGTTAACAAGTCAAGTGACAGACAGAGCTTACTATGATGAGCTTGTAGAGTCAGGTCAGGTTGGTTACTCTATAGAAGGCTTTTTAGGTATGAAATTATCGGAACAATTAAAATTAAATACTATGAAATTACCTGATGGAGAACATCTAATCGAGGATAAAATCTATGTTGTAAAAGACGGAGAAGTTATTGAGATTAAAGATGTACCTACAGAGATGGAGGCTGAGTTATCAGTAGATCCAGCTGTGGAAGAAGAAGAAGTAGCTGATGCTGAGGCTCAAGCTACAGAAGAAGCTGAAACAGAAGAAGTAGCTATGGCTATTGATCCAGCTGTAGATGCTGAGGCTATTATTGCTATTGTGAGACCTTTATTAGAGGAGCACATGAATTCAGTTATTTCAATGATTGCTGGTTTAAAAAATCAGATTGAAGAATCTATAGCAGTTGAGACTGAAGAAGAAGTAGCTAGTGTTGCATTAACTGCACACGAAAAGTTTAAAGAATTTGTAAAATTTTCAAAATCAAAATAAAATGACACGTAACCTTAAATTCGACCTAGACATCGAAACAAATGCACTTTTGTGTGCAAACCCTGATGAGTTTTATTCTAAAGCATACTTATCAAGTCCTGACATTGCTAACAACTTTAGAACTTTACCAGGTATCAAAAGCAAAACTAAGTTAGCTAATGTAACTTTTGGTAACTTATTACAAGCATCTACTTGTAACTTCAATGCTCCTACTGACTCATTAGATGCAATTGACATTGATGTATGTCCTTTATCAGCTATGGCTCAACTTTGTCAATTTGACTTAGAGCAGTCTTTCTTAGCTTTGCAAATGTCTCAAGGCTCAAATGGTGACTTTACAGTTGCATCTTTCATGTCTTACTACTGGAATGAAATGGCTAATGTTATTGGTCAAGACTTAGAGTTGTTAAGATGGCAAGGTGACACAACATCTTTAGATCCATTATTATCTTTGTGTAATGGTTATTTAGTTCAATTATGTGGTGATGAAGGCTTAGCAGCTGGTTTATACTCAGGAGCTATCTCTACATCAAATGTATTGACAGTATTAGAGGCTGTAGTTAACGCTGCACCAGCATCTATTGTACGTAAAAAATCAGAATTAAGATTGTATGTATCAACAAATGTAGCTAATGCTTATGAGTTGAAAGCAGCACAAGGTAACACACAAACTTATGTGACATTACCATTAGGCTTGACATTCTTAGGAATCAATGTAGTAGTTTGTGAAGGTATGCCTGACAACACTATTGTATTGACATTGAAAAACAACCTAGTATACGCATTTGATGCTGAAGGTGACTCAAAAGCATTGAGAGCTGTAAATTTATCTGACACTGTAGCTGAGCCTTACTTAAGAACTCGTGCTAACTTGAAAGCTGGTTTCCACTACACAAACCCAGCAGAGATTGTTGTATACAATGTATGTTTTGACTAGACATTAATACAAGGGGAGTAGTAAGTACTCCCCTATTTTTAACCTTTAAAACATAAAAAGACATGGCATGTGATGCACTTCAAACCATCCTTAAGAGTTGTGATAACAACACTGGTGGTATTTATAAATTTTATGTCAATCAACAAGATAATGTTGATATGACATCTTTGGAACTAGAACCAACTGATGATTACTTAATCAAAGTTTTAGACTTAGTAGGTGGAGCTGATCCATTTATTGAGTTTGAATTCAGACGTAACACTTCAAGCTACACTGAAGAGTCAAACATTGACTTAATCAACGGATCTTCATTTGTGACTCAGACTATTAACTTGATGTTTCACAGACGTGAGTCAGTTAAGTCTAGTGCTATCAAGGTGTTAGGCTCAGGTCAGCAGTACTTAAGTGGTATTGTTCAAGATGCTAATGGCTTGTACTGGTTTTTCCCATACTTGCAGTTGACTGCTACTGGTGAAGGCTCAGGAACAGCTAGAGCTGATGGTTCTAAGTATTCAATTACTCTACTTGCGGAAAATGAGTTTTTAGCTTATCAAGTTAATCCTGATGTTGTAAATACTCTAATTACACCAGCTCCATAATCTATTCTTCTCCATAGATAAAGAGGCCTTGCAGAAATGTAAGGCTTTTTTTTTAATTAAAATTTTCACATCGTACAATATAGGTATGATTTATCTTGAGAAAGACTCAACCAATAGCTTTGTGCTGACCTTAACTGAGGTCACAACACTATCAAATGCTTACTATTTATTTGAGTTTGAGGATGAGTTTAACACAACATCTAACCCAATATACTGGCAAGGTGTTGACACTTCATTGTGGCCCTCAAGATTTAACCTATTTACTATCACTGATCCTATAGATATTGACTTTATTAAAGGTCAGTATAGATATAAGGTCTATGAAAGCTCTACACCGACACTTAATCCAATTGGATTGAATATGATTGAAGAGGGTAGAATGGTAGTAGCTGGTGCAATTATTAACTCAATTTATGACTAATGGCTTGGTATAGTAGATTTATAGGCGAGAAGCCTAAAGGTATAGAAATAACAGAAGGCTATCAGTCTTTCAGTACACCATTTGGTAGAGTAGGTGATGCTAACTTGTCACTACCTTATGTCAATGGTAGACACCAGGTGGCTGGCTACATTCCATTCAATTCGGACAATTTATTTCCTGAGCTCCTTAATCAGCTCTACTACACATCACCTCTACATGGTGCAATAGTGGACTTTAAAACCAACTCAGCAGTAGGTGGTGGCTACACTCTTAAGAGTGAAGGAATGACCAATGAGGACAAGTTAAAGCTATACACCTTTGAGAAGAAAATTAAGTTAGGTAAAGTAGAAAGAGCAATAGCTCAGCAGTTGACTGTACATCACAGAGTTTACTTTAAATTGTGCTACAATGCTAAGAGAGAGCTTTATAAGATATACAATGTATCACCTGAGAAGGTCAGAATTGCTAGAGATAAAGTCACTTACTTTTTATGTGATGACTGGTCAGCTAGAATTGACGTGACATCTATAAAAAAATACCATCCTACTAACTCAGACCTAGAGCAGTTGTATGTCTATGAGATTATGACACTAGGACAAGAATGGTATCCATTACCACAGTACACTAGTGCTCTAAATTTTGCTTTCCTTAGTGGTGAGTTGAGCTACTTTGCAAAGAGTAACATTCAAAATAGTGTCTTTCCTTCATTTGCTATGATGTTTCCTAAGAGACCACAGTCAGAAGAGGAGAAGTCAATGATCAAGCACACAATTGATAGGTTGAAAGGTGCAGCTAATGCTGGTAAGGCTGTAGCATTCTTTGCTAACTCAGCGGACCAATTGCCAAAGATTGAATCACTACCTACTAATGGCAATGATAAGCTGTTCCATGAGGCATCAGCATTGAATACTGAACAGATTTGTTTTGCTCACACCATTGACCCTATACTTATGGGTGTTCGCACTACTGGCTCATTAGGTGGTGGAGCTGATATTAAACAAGCCTATGTCATCTTTGAAAAGAATGTAGTAATGCCATTAAGAACTCAAGTTGAGGAGATAGTTAATGAGCTTTTAGAGATCGCTAAGATACCAGGTGAATACACAATCAACAACTTTCAAATTATCAATGAGACAATTGTGGAGATTGAAGGTGATGCTAGTAAAACAGCTGATGCAATTAACTCACTATCACCATTGGTGGCTACAAAAGTACTTAGTGCAATGACTCCAAATGAAGTGAGAGCTCTTGCATCTTTACCCCCTATAGAAGGTGGTGACGTAATGCCAACTGAAACACCAACACTATGATCTATTTTATAACAGAGACTTACCTTAAGGTTAATACACCTATCACAGCGAATGTAGATGTGACTGATGTTACTCCATACATAGCTACTCAGGCACAGCTTAGAGTGATGCCTATCTTAGGCACTACTTACTACAACTATTTACTTGCTGCATACAATGCTCAGACTCTTACCAATGATGAGGAGATACTTGTTACCTTTATACAGCCAGTAATTGCATGGAGAAGTGCAGAAGATGCTATCTTTGGATTGACTTATCAGTTAAAGAACAAAGGACTGCAGACTCAATTTGGTGACTTCTCATCATCTGTGAGCAGAAGTGAGGTAGCATTTGGAATGGAGCACTACGCACAGAAGGCATCATTTTATGAGCAGAGATTAATCAGATATCTTATAGCTAATAAAGACCTTTATCCTGGTTTCACAGATCCTACTAACAGAGATACTGACCTTAGACCTATGATTGATGCTTGTTCATGCAATTGTGTCGGTCAATGTCATAGTGGATGCCCATGTGGAGGTATGAGAGAGAATGGTTATAACAATTCAATACTTATTTTGTGATGGGATTCAACGAGATAGCATTTACTATAATAACTATCCTACTATCAGGAATAGGTTACTTTTTAAAGAATGTACATAGTGACATTAAGGCTGTAGTAAATGAACAGAAAGAGATTATAGCTGATGTAAGTCAACTTAAAGGTAAGATTGACCTAGTAGATAATGAGGCAAGGTTTAGAAGTGACTCAATTGAGAAAATGACACAGCTAGAGATTAAGCATTTAGCTGAGCACATTAGTGAGTTGACACAATCAGTGAAAAAATTAATAGAAATACAACTAGTAAAATGACACTAAGAGACAGATGGTGTGCCAAAACACCTAATTTTTGGCTTAAAGTAAGGAACTTATCAATCACTATTGGTAGTATTGGAGCTGTATTATTGACTTCTCCATTTGAATTACCTCCATTAGTGCTAACTATTGCTGGTTATTTAGTCACTGCTGGTACAATTGGAGCTACACTATCACAGTTAACAGTCCAAAAGTGATGGAATTTTTGTTAGGAGCTTTGTGTGGTATTATTTTAGGACTTATTGTAATATTATACTATGAATTATAACTGGTTAAAACAAGAGACTAGTCCTAGAATCCTAGTACAAGCTGTCAGTTTGATAGGCACTAGAGAGATTATAGGTAAAAATCATAACCCTATCATCTTATCATGGGCCATTGAGCTTGGACTTAAGGCATACACTAATGATGAAATCCCCTGGTGTGGTCTATTTGTAGCTTATTGTGCACACAAAGCTGGTGTTGAGGTAGTAGATGGTCCATTGTGGGCATTGAACTGGGCTAAGTATGGCACAAAAGAAAGCACTCCTATGTTAGGTGATGTATTGACATTCAAGAGAGATGGTGGTGGTCATGTAGGCTTGTATGTTGGTGAAGATAGAACACACTACCATGTACTAGGTGGCAACCAAAACAACCAGGTGAATGTGATGAGAATTGCTAAGTCAAGATTGCATCAAGCTAGAAGAACAGCGTGGAAAATAGCTCAGCCATCCAATGTAAGAGTAGTAAATTTATCAAGTCAAGGAATAATAAGTAATAACGAAGCATAATGAAAACACCCAAGAAAAAAAAAGACATTAATATCAACATTGATACTAAGAATGTGGATGTTAAAGTTACTCGTAAAAATGGCACTACAGAGGTTAAAGTGGACACTCCTAAGATAGACGTAGACTTTCACAAAGAAAGTGACTCTAAGAGCCTTAAAATAGACACTGACAAGGTAGATGTACAAGTAACCAATGGTGAGGTTAATATTGATGTAAATGAGCAGTCAGGCTTTGTAGGAAAGTTAATAAAATTAATTCTCAGAAGAAAAAAATAAGTATATTTGTACCGCATGTATATTGTTTGGTTACAATAACACCCAAGAGGGGATGATCTAGAGATAGGTTATCCCTTTTTTTATATATTTGTACTACAGTACCTGAGACTGTTCTGCTACAGCCCCATCTCTGGTCTTTTTCTGTGTAAAGGAAAGCTGAAAGGTATAACTTATGACAAATCCCCACTAAAGAGTATTGACGAATATAAACTAAGTGGGTTTTTTTATCCTTGCAAAAATTGTGAGTGATATGGTCAGAGGCAAGTCCTTGCAATCTCATTACCTAAAGTTGAGCAGCCCACTTACAGAGTGGGTTTTTTTATACTTCAATATGTTAAAATATGTTAATTAATTTGCATAAGTGAAAATAGTTCTTAACTTTGTTTTATAATTATTAACAAAAAAAACCAAACACATGGAAGGAAAAATCGTTTATTTATTGATACTATACAGCATAGTAGCAACAATCAAAATTTTAACCCTTAAATCAAAGTAACATGCAAAATTTAATTAATCACATCATTCAAGAAGAGAAAAAAAGCTGGGACATGTACCTATTTTCACTAAGCCAATTTGGTAAAGACTCTGAGCCAGCAACAAGATGGAAATCAATTTGGAATACTTACAACATGATGATTAAAGAGTTCAACCTTACTCCTCCTATTAGGAGAAACCTAAGCACATTCAAGCACAAGAAGTACACAATCATCAAAACAACTTGTGAGTTATGATTTGCCCTGACTGCAATGGTGATGGAGTAGTAGAAGTACACTACTGCACATTTGGAAATGAAATTCACTACACAGAAGAGGAGTGTGGATGTAATAACGGAGAAATTGATGACAATGAACTTAGCTGATATTGAAAGTTATTGGACCAAGAGAGGTCACTTTAACATCTTACTTTATATTAACTACCTAAGAGCAAAAAATGAAAACTTACAAAGTAACAATGAGAGACAAGTCCTTCAAAATAGTGAAGGCATACGATCAACACCATGCCATACTACTAGTGGACAGATGGCCAGTATTAATCTTAAAAATTGAGGAGCTATGACACCGAAAGAGAAAGCAAAAGAGTTAGCTAATAAATTCATATTTAAATCAGTTTTTGATATAACTGATTTAGAATTAATTGAAGCAAGAAAAACAGCCAAACAATTCGCTTTAATTGCAGTTGATGAGATATTGAATTTAATGATTAATAATTTTAAATGGGATATAAACTACAACGGTAATATACACTACTATGAAGAAGTTAAACAAGAAATACAAGCACTATGAAACTAGACAACAGATTGAAATTCCTAAATGATGCGATTATCATAGTAGTAATACTCATTTTAATAATGTTAGTGGCTATTGCTAATGTTGACACAATTGTAAAATATATAAAGCCATGACACAAGAACAAAAACTCCTAGCAGTAGTAGCACTACTACCAGTAATGGCTGACTTGATTGAAGATGTTAAAATCTATCACCAGTCAAAAAGATACGCTAACTTGTTTATCAATGAGGTCAGAAAGGTTGATAACATCATAATCCATGATGCAGAGCTTGAGGCACAATCTCAGCAAGTAAACATACAGAGAGCATTTAGACAGTGGTTAGAAACAGAATTTAAAGAAGAGTTATGACACCTAATGAAATCATAAGACAAAGATTCCCTCATGAAAGGACTCAAGGTATTGCTGATGACTTAGGATTGACTTATTCTCAAGTAGCTAACAGAGCATTCACAATGGGCCTTAAGAAGACACTAGAGTTTAAAAGGTCAGAGTTATCAGGTAGACAGAATTTAATTAATGGTGGTAAAAAGTTTAGATTCACACCTGGACATACACCATTCAACAAAGGTAAAGAAATGCCTACAGAAGTTTATGAGAAGGTCAAAGCTACAATGTTTAAACCAGGTAATAGACCTCACAACTGGAAGCCTGATGGAACTATAGTAGAGAGAAAAGATGCTGATCAAAGTGGTAGAGTATATCTGTACTACAAGATAAAAGATAGCAAGTGGATTCTTTACCATCAAAAAATATGGATTGATGCTAATGGACCAATTCCTAAAAAGCACATAGTAACTTTTAAAGATGGTAACACCAGGAACTGTCAACTAGAAAACTTAGAATGCATAAGTATGAAGGACAATGTCATAAGGAATAGTATCCAAAGATTCCCCCAAGAAATACAAGAAGTAATTAAATTAACAAGTAAAATAAACAAGAAAATAAATGGCAAGAAACAAAATCAGTGATCTACGTGACCACATGTTTGCAGCACTAGAAAGACTTAATGATGAGTCTTTAAGTAATGAACAGATTAAAGAAGAGGTAGATAAGGCAAAGGCTATCAGCTCCATTGGATCTGTTATCATCAACTCAGCTAAGCTAGAGGTAGACTTTATCAAGGCTACTGGAAGGATAGACTCTGACTCTGACATTTTTAAGAATATTGACTCTAAGAAACAATTGTCATGATAGAAAAAATCAAATACATGATTGACCTTTACGATCTGACAACCAGCTGTAGAGATAGAGACTTAATCTACAAAAGAGCTTATGTTTATTCTGAGCTACAAAAAATAGGAATGAATCTGTCAGAGATTGGTAGATTGATGGACAAACACCATGCAACTGTCATTAATGGACTAAAAGTTGACAATCAATTTCAAAATTGTGACAAGATTTATGATAACATAATTGCACCAATTAAGGACTATCTCTATCCTGGTGAAGCACCAATTGAACTACCTAAGTACTCTATTTTTGAGGATGTTATCAATTGCAACAACACCACAGATTTAAGGATAATTAAGGAGAGAATAGCTAATGACCAATACTTAGAAAGAGTGGTGTAAAGTGTAAAGTGTAAAGTGACTTTACAGTAGGTAAAAAAAAAAATAAATTAAAAAATTTTTTTAAAATCAGTTTTACTGTAAACTTTACACCTAAAATGGCTACAACCCTTATAGACACTACAAAGTTACTGTAAAGTCAGGTGTAAAGTCACTTTACAGTAGTTTACACCTAAAATAAATTTGTAATTAAAGAAAAATTACTATATTTGTACACGTGAAAGTTGATTGTGCGGAATTCAACTTGTTAGTCACAAAGAACTTATTTAAGGCTCATTAGTTTGACAGCTCCGCACCAGCTTAAAATTAATGGGCTTTATTATTTTAAACAACATTGGGCGGAATGGAAGAACTACAAGCATTAAATTTTTTAGATTACTTTTCAGTTATAACTATAGGGGATGATAAAATCCCTAATCATACATGGAAAGAATGTCAATCAACAAAACTAACTGAAGAACAATTCCTAATCAACTTAAGAAAGCCGTCTACAAAAGGTATAGGAATAGTAACTGGCTTTGAATCATTAGAGGTCATTGATGTTGACACTAAGGTATTCTCAACACAACTTGAGAAGGACCAGTTTTGGAAAGAATACTATCAGACTCTTAAAGATAACATCTTAGACTTTGAGTCAAAGTTTTCTGTCTATGTAACTAAAAGTGGTGGCTATCACATTTTATACAAGTCTAAGAGAGTAGTAGGGAACTCAAAGATAGCTAAGTTAAAAGGTCATAAAGAGGCTGTAATTGAGACTAGAGGTACTGGTGGCTATGTCTTTGTTTATCCTGGTAAAAAGTTAGACAATACAAGGTCTTACTTTCAATTAGAATTTATTACAGATGAAGATAGACAGACACTTTGGAATTTATCCTCAGCTTACAATCACATTGAGAAAGCTCCTGAAGAGCCAAAGAAAGAGCCAAAGATTTACTCAGATGATGAGGTAACACCTTGGCAAGATTTTAATGATAAAACAGATATTTGGTCAGTTATTCAAGATGACTTTTTTATTCCAGCTAATGGACAAAAGAAAGATCACTATCTAATCAAAAGACATGGAGCAACTTCTGCTCATTCAGGTAGTGTCTTTCGTGATAGTGGGTGCATGTATCTATTCTCTACTGGTACAGTCTATCCACATGAGAAGCTAATAAGTCCATTTGTGGCTTATGCTTACAAGATGCACAATGGTGACTTTAAAGAAGCTACTAAAGACCTTTATGAGCAAGGATTTGGATCTAGAAGAAAGAAAGAAATTGAAGAGAATAAGCCAAAGATTGAGAAACCATTACCTATCTCAGGAATCAACTTTCCATTAGATATCTTTCCTGATGAGATACAGCATTACATCTTAGAATGTAACAACAAGCTAGATGCTAATATTGACTACATGGGCTGTAGTTTACTTTGGTTAATATCTGTTTGTGTTGGAAATACTCATGAGATAGAAGTTAAAAAAGGATGGACTGAGCCTGGTGTAATTTGGTTAGCTGTAGTAGGTAGAGCTGGTATAGGTAAGACTCCAAGTATCGACAATATCATTAAGCCTTTGAATGTCTTGAACTTTAAAGAAATAAAAAGATACTCAGATCAGATGGAAGTGTTCAACTACTATAATGATTTATCTAAGAAAGAGAAAGAAGAACACCCTGAGCCAAT